AGATACGCATTTGAGATCATTTGCCCTGGGTTAAAATTTGGGGATACGATTTGTCCATTTTATTACGGTGATGATTCAATTTTCACCACACGTGATCGACGATTTAATCAACGGAGTTTAGCTGAGGTTTTTGGTGTTTACGGGTTCAAGTATACTGATCCATTTAAGAACGAGGTCCCAATCGAGTTGACACCTCGTCAAGATGTACTGTTTTTGGGCCGTCGCTTTGGATTGTATAAAGATTTGGTGGTTTCCCCCTTACGTGGAAGTGCGTGGGTTAAAATGTTGTGTTGGTTGTCACCAGCCACTGCTACCGAAGAAGAAGACAGATTTTACTCGGTATGGCCTGTTTTGATGCGAGAGATCGCGAAAATTAAAATTTGCGATCTTGAGCCAGACGTGGATCAACGTGATGTCATTAGTAACATTAACTCAATCTGCTCTTCTGCCAATCTTATATACCATGCTAATTATGTCGTGCCCACTGACTGGGAGCAATATTACATTGAGACTGACAAGTATTTTGATGCTAATTTTTATTGGGAATCGGAGACGCAAGAATTCGATGATTTTCAACCGATTTCCCAAGTGATCCATGAGGCTGATAAGGATAAAGCCACAACTGATGACCAACCCATTATGACTTTTCGCGATCAATTTGAAGGCGAAATGGCACCTGTTGTGAATTTACGTGTTCAACCCGGCATTGACCCATTAGTTGGAGCAGCGGATCTTGCCTCACGTCCAATTTTGATTGATCAATTTACCTGGTTGCATGGACAGGCAATTAGTTTTGAATATTACGTCATTGAAAAGATGTTAACAAATACTGTCATGGCAGGTTTATTGTTGAATTACACATTGATGACGTATAAAGGTGTTAAAATTAAAATCGTATCTAATGGTAACAGTTTCACTCAGGGCATTATAGCCTTATCTTGGTTACCTGGTCGTGTTGAGTGGTACTCTCAATATAATGGTTTATTACCATCTAACAGTGCCACAAACACATCGCCTTTTAACCGAACCGATTTGATGAAGATTTTCCACCAGCCAGGGCCGATGTTTTTGGATGTTGGAATGAGTGAAACAGTAGAGTTTGAGGTACCATTTATGGCTACTACTCCATATACTCGTATTAGATCAGCGAACAAGCACAATATCTTAATTGGTGGTGATCCCAGAGACCAGATGATTTGGTTTAGAGGTAAAAGTGTTGATATTCTGCGAACTTCAAATATGCAGGTCTCTCATGC